CAATTAACGCATTTTTAAATGTTTGATAATTTTCACTTTTCAAATCATTCGATAATAACATATACTCTCTTTTGAATGGTAGTTTTGTAAACACATCATCTTTAGAATATTGATTGAATACAACACTCTCTAAGGATTTTGCTGTGGTATTTTCTTTCGTTTCACCATAAACCAAATTACCTTTATAAGAGTTTCCTTGATAATTGAATTCTGTTGATGATGTTGACAGAGTATAAAACTCATTCAAATTTGTTTTTATTTTTTTAATATCATCGGTCATTTCTATTTGGGTATTCGCAGCAGTGCTTCCAGCACTTACTTGAGTTGTCCCACTTACTTTATATAATTTTAAAAATCCATTTTTTTCTTGTAATCCATCAAGTTGAGGTGTTCCCAGTCCAGTATTATATGGTGCGGTATTTGCTCGACTTACAAATTGTAAATAAGTTTGTTGAGCATTTACCATGTCTTGATTTATTTTAGTGAGTGCATTTTGGAATGTTCCTTTTTTATTTTTGACATAATTAACAAAATTTTTTCTCAATTCTCTGATTGCCTTTTCGTTGAATTGTCTTTCTGTTCTTGTCATAAAAAACATAAAAGGGTCTTGTGTGGTTTCGTTATTTGACGTTGATTCAATGTTAACCACAAAATCATTTGTCACTTTATCAATAATTTGTTGTATAGAATCTGGTTTTCCAAACAAATAAACATCTTCACTTGGTTCAACTAAAAAATGTCCTTTAGTATAAATTCTTGCACTGCTCCAATTTTGAAGTATAGCATTATTATATTGATTTAGAGCATCTTTACTCTTATTCACAACAGTTTGGAAATATGTTTGTGTTGTTGTAACAAAATTATCCATAAATTGTTGATAAGATATTGTTCCGGTTTCTCCGCTTGCGGTCACTACCGTTGTTATTCTATCACCAATCGTATTTTCGTTTGATTGCCCATTAAGATTTGGAGCCTGATTTACCGTTGGTGCCGCAGCTTGATTAACCAATTGTAAGAACTCTTTATCTAAAACCTTCAAACTATCATCAGTCACATCCGCTCTATCATCCCACATTTCAGTATTAGCATAATAGTTGAATGTTAACGCGTTTTGTAATTTATCAATTGACTCCTTCAATCCACTTCCCCCAACAAACTTGAATGACATCGTAATGTTTGCAATCATAGGTTGAACACCAATACCTTCAGGATTAATATCCAAACTTTCATAAGAAATCTGAAGTCCATCAGGAATGATTTTGGTGTTATAAAAGTCTCCGATTCTCAACACTAATACTGGTGGTGCACCAAATGCAGTATTGACTGCATCGTTAAATTGTAATTCTTGTTTTCCCCCAACTTCTTTTACCGTTGGTATTGTATCACCAGGTCTCATACATTGTTGTAAGAAGGTAAGTCTTGAGTTCAATCCTTCAGGGGTTGTTGAGTGAAACGCTGGTTGGAAGAACTTTAATTTCTCTTTCAGTGAATCAAAAACCATAGGGGTTTCTTCTTTGATAGTTTCAAAGTAATCACACTCAGATAGTAAAGTCCTTAAAACTCTTTTGGTTATGTTGTCAGGTTTTTTTATTTTAGTTTCAATATTTTGTCCTGATATTGGTCTTACGGGTTCGTTACCGGGTCCTCCCGCGGGTTGTGATGGTTGTGCGGGTTGTTGATTTGGAACACCTGATGTTGCAACTATTGATGAAATACTCACTCTTCTACATCCCATAGCACTCAATGAATATATTTGTGAATTGTTGTTAGCAGTTTCACTGTCATCACTATCGCTACAAGTAAAAGTAGTTTCAACAAATTTGCCTTCTTTTGGCTCCCATCTTTTAGCGTTCGCATTTTCACCCTTTGGGATTTGTTTAAACTTAATTCGTCCTAAATTAATAAACTTACTCAAAGATGGTTCTGATTGAAAGAATTTGATAACAGAGTCAATTCTTCTTTCGGATAATGTCAAATTATAAGGAGTAGTACCAGCACCAGACGCACTTCCTTCAAGTGTGATTGTAACAATTCTATTTGGATTATTCTCCAAAGTACTAGCTAATTGAACAAAAAAATTATTTTGAACTTCATCATAGTTTTTGATAACAACATTTGAAAAGAAGTTTTGTAGGTCAGGTTTATTATAATTCGTGTTTCCCGTTTGACCTAAATAAATTGTATAGTATGATGGGTAACTAGATACCGTCCCTTTTACTGGGTCGTTATTTGGAAAATATAAAGAAAAGTTTTGGAATTGCTTCAAATCGTCGCTCGGTGTGTTTTGACTTGGCTCAGCTACCAATGTCGCTTGATTACCTAAGTTGTCTTTTCCAGTTGCAACACTATCCCTGACAAATCCTAATTGTTCTCTACTTAAATCACCTGAATTGATAATTTGTTGTAGTTCGTTTAACTCGCCTGGTGAAACTGTGTAATATTTCTTAGCTAGTTCATATAAATCATATTTTCTACAACCAGCAAAGAAAGATTCTAAAATACTATTAACTCTATTCTTATTTGTCTCATTACTTAAAACCTTATTTACTATAACGTTCAAAACAGACGGATGGTCAACAACAATCTTCCATGTCAAAGAACCTGTTCTTTGTGTGTTAGTATAGGTATATACAGGTTCGGGTCTTCCTAAAAAATCCGTTGATTTCCAGTTTGCACTCACAGATTCATTGAATGTCAACCCATATGGTGGGAACCACATGATTCTTCCACTATTAGGCCCTCTCTCACAAATTGGTAATTCAGCCACACTGAAACCTGGTGTTGCCGATGTTCTCCATGCCAAATTCTCAAGAGAGAACATATATTTTTTGGCGTAAGATACTCCAGCTGCAGTGTCTAAAACTAAGTTTGTAGAATCTTGACCCCCCTCTCTTTTGTTGGGAGCAATGTTTAAGTTATATGTTGAGTCCATTACAGAGTATGCAAATTTTCTACCCTGAGTTGTCATACCATCAGTTTTTTGTAAATCATTGTATTGAAGATATGGAATATCTTTTGCAAATACTCTACAATATTCTGTTCCAACTTCTTGTCCAATTGCACCAGTATAAGTCAACACCCTCGAACCTTTTGTCATTTCATTGTATCCATCATGGAACACCTTACTAACTTGGTCAATCGCATTACCAACGTGTTGTAATCTTCTACCACCTTGAGGTTGGCTATCAATGAGTCTTTGTGTATCATCAAGGATTGAACCTTGTCTAAATTCAATATTTGTAGACTCAGTGCTATTATATGATGATGGTTTGAAATCTTGGTCTTGGTCAGTTATTTCACCACCAATTCCAACTTTCTTACCTGCGTTGTCTTTATACTTCGGAGATACCCAAGTAAATCCTCCTTCGATACCGCCACCATTAGAGTATGTTGGTCCGTTAGGTCCTAATTTAATTTCTCTACTAACACCTTCATAAAGTTGAGCTAACTCTGTTGGTCCATAAACAGGTGTTTCTTGTTCTTGTCCATAAGCATTTGTTGGAATGTCTCCACCAGGTGAAAAAACTCTCGAGGGGTCTGATGTTGTTGAACCCACATAGAAGTTACTGTTTGACTCAATAGTTCCTACTAAAGCACCCGCTAACCTATCGAACACTGTTCTCTGATAATTCGGCTTATATTTGTTATAATCGATGTTATCAAATAATCTCGATTTTTGCCCACCACCAGTGTTGTTCAGAAATAACTGTGAACCCGACTTGTCAGCACCAACTAATCTTGTGAAAAATTTACCAACAGCAGACCTTCTGAACGCGTTAGTTAATTGTTGTATTGTTGTTGGTTGTCTTTGGTTGATTGAAGGGTCGAAGTATGAGCCGGGTATTGTTGATGTTGGTATTATGCTTCCTGCTAATCTCAGAGCAAAATCCGTCGCAGCTAATATAGGATTCGCTGGCACTGTAATCTGATAGTTTGGTTCAATCAACGGGACTCTTCCTGTAATCAAATTAAGAATATCTGTTCCACCTCTCACATTGAACGCATTGATTCTTCCAGTTGTATTTTGTCTAATTCCTGTTGCAATTCTTCTTTGAAATTCACCTCTCAACGTTTCCGCACCTAACTTTGCAATGAATGAATCTTGAGATAAAAGACCATTTGTTCCTTGTGGGTCAGGTGATAATAGAATTGAAACGGGGCTGTAATCCGAAGGAACGAAAGTTGAGGGGTAGGGTTGGTTGTTATATAAGGAAGTTGCTTGTGGTCTGTTAATTGAATCGAAGAATTCAGCGCTATCCAATGGCAACTCTCCTCCATTGGAAAACACATTTAGTGGTTTCCATTTTTGTGATTCAGGGAGAGATTGTCCTAAAATGTTGGCATCTTGATATCCGTATTCACCTTCATTGGATTTTGTATTTAACAGTCCTCCTGGGTCAGGAACTTGTTCATAACCACCCTCATTACCATATCTATTGAGTGGATATAATTTATTAGCAAAACTCGGCTCGTCAATCAAAGAATCGGGAGTATCAACAACTGATGTATCAGATTGAATATACTCATAATTTGTTGGTGGCACAGTTTTTCTAGGAGACTTAGAATATGGTGCTAAGTTCTTCGTTATAAGTTTTTTTCTGAACCCTTCTGAGCTAACTAAATCTAACGGACTACCCATTAATTGTTTTTATTATAAATAGGTTATTCCTATTTTTTATTTTACCCTACCAGGTGTAACTTTAGATTGTTCTGCAACAATTTCGAATATTCTTTCCTTAAGTGTTACTGAACCTTTGTTCAGGATTTCTTCAATAATTTTAGAATCTGCACCTGTTGCCGTTACATTTATATCAATTTTTCCACTTATCGGTTTGACTTCGATAGTTTCGTTTACAGTAACGCCTCCTCCCGTTCCTCCAGTTTTTCCTGTTGAAACGCTTTCAGCTGCTTTGTTTCTACCAAATATAAAGTCTTCATTTATCTTAGTGCCAGGAGAACCTTTTTTTGGTTTGGTTTCTTCTAACTCAGGGCTTGTTTTTTCTGGTTTCAAATCTTTGAATAATCCTTCTATCGATTTCATACTAATTGGTAAAGCCCCTTTACCTAATTCATCAAAAATTGTTTTCGCTCCTCCTATGAGCTTCGCACCTGTTTGTTTTGCCGTTTCTACTATATTGTTGTAAATTTCCTCTCTTTTTGCTGGGTCATCTTTGGCAGCATACAAGTCTTTCGAAAGTTTTTCAAATCTATTGGTCAGAGTTTTATCTCTATCTGTTTTTTCTGCCGCACCTCTTAGTCCCTCTCTCAATGATTTTGTCGTTTCTGAAAGATTTTTAATTGCTGTTGGGTTGCCAGTCATGGCTCTAAGAATTTTTTCATTGATTTCTCTCAGACTAGCCGCCATACTCTCTTGAGTGCTCAGTTGGTTCCTTTGAACATCTTCTATAGTTTCAGGTTTTGTTTTTTCAGCGTCGAGTGTTGCTTTAAGTTGTTGTTCATTTACGTCTGCCAACCTTTTGTATACATCTTTACCATCTTCTTTCACTTTTATCTCATACCCCTCTTTACCCATTCTGGATAAATTCGTAATCAACTTTTGGTCATCTTCACTGAATCCAGCTATCTTACCTGTTTTTTTAATATCACCTAATCTTTTATCAAAATCTGCAGCTGAAAGAGCAGCTTCTCTCATTGCCTTGGCACTTACACCTGTTTGTGCCTCCATTTCCCTTAAAGTTAGAATCCCTTGTGGGTTTATTTTGAAGGTTTTTGTTTGTTCATCAAAATATGTGAATTGTTTTGCAACGTTGATTAACGAGTCTTGTAATCCAGATGGGTCATTAATGGATTGATTCATTAACATGAACGGGTCTGTTAAATTTCCTGCGGAAACACCTAATCGTTGGAAAGCAGACGCCACCTCAATCGCCTTATCGGGGTCCAAAACTTTGTCAGCCAATTCGAAAGTTTGTTTCATGTCAAATCTTAACATTGATGCTTGTGCCGCCATTTTCGTCAAACCTTGAACTCCTCCGGCAAAATTGAAACGTGATAATTGGTCTGTGTTAGCCAAAACGTCTGCCATAACATTTTTAGCATTAACACCAATACTATTGGCATAATTTATTGATTCCAACACCTTTTCAGATATGTCGGAATACATGACACCAACTTTGGCAAAAGAATCCACAATGGTTGTAACGTCCTTATTTAATATCTGACTAGTTGAGAATAGTTCTTTAACATCTTCTTTCGATGCTATAACGTTTCGTCTGGATGCTTTAGCAACTGATTCTAATGTTTTACCCGCATCTTCAAATTTACCTCCAAGTCCTTGTATTTCGGGTCCAACGTTGGTAAGCTCCGTCATGAATTCTTGAACCCTGGCTCGGTTGCCTATAAAAGATTTATTTAAACCGTCTGCAGCTGCCGTTATTTTGTTAATTGCGTTAGGAATTTCATAGATGGGGTCTAAAAGTCTTGTAAGTTCTGCTTTTAATTCAGTTACAACGGTTTTAATATCTTTAATATTATTGAGTTCTTTTTCACTTGATGAACTAACACCTTCAGCTTGCATAATAAATTATCTTTTCTTATAAATAGATAAAGGACTAAAATTTAGTCCTTTCTATTAGTTTCTATCCATTTATCCAAGAGATATTTTCTCATAAAAATTGGCATTGAGATAAAATCTTGGTATGTAATCTTTAGTAATGTATTCAAATAAAAGAATTCATCGAGTTGTCCTTTCCTATAATCAGAAGAAAGGGCGAAAAAATTCAACCCCAAAACCAACATTAACCGCTAGTCTTTCTCCTGATGGGGCTGTTACTTCTTTGAACATGTTAAGTCTTGGTTCATTCTCGTTCATGAACGTTCTTATGTATTTTGAGTCTGATATAGGCATTTGTTCAATAAACTTAATAATTTCTACCTTATCTGTAGTTCCATTAATTTCAACAATCTGTCTCTGTAATCTCCAAGTAATTCTTGGCGCAACTCTACCAACAGGGTAGCTGTCAATCATTTTGGAAATTTCATTAATTTCACCATAAGTTAATGGTTTCAACTTAACCGTAGCACCTGACTTTGGTAGTGTTGTTACAAACGTTCCGTCTTCTGATGGTTCTTGTCCTTTAATAATTGGAAGAGAATCAAGGACTATTTTAGCCGAGAATTGTTTTTTTGTTGTAGGGTCTGTCAAAGACATGTCTATTTCAGGACCAAAAGATGTATTTCTTAGAAACACCAAAATAGCTTCGATGTCTCCTTCCAACAAATCATCTATTCTAACATCCGGTTCATAGATTTTAGACCTCAATAAAGTTGCTGTAATGTCATCAGCACCTCCCATGAGAATGTTCTCATCAGATGCTGTCAGATATCCAACTTTGAGTGCTTTCTTTTTATTTTTATAAAATGCTCCTTGTGATGGTAGGGGCACCATGTCGTGTGGTAATGTGAAATTTTCTTGACCGTAGTCTCTTGTTTGATTTTCCATATAAAAAAAATAACCGTAAAGTTTATGTCTTTACGGTTAAATATAATTAGTATTGATTTTTTGTATATAGTATTAGTATACTAACACACAACGGTCAGGACGAAGACTGGCTGAAATGTCTGCCAAAGCGTCTGTGTTGTAAGCTAACGTTCCAAAGTTTACACTTGTTAAGAATGTTCCGTATAAAATCCACTTTTCCACAACAACTCCTGTTGGGTCCAAAAGTTCAAGGTCGATATCTCTCTTATATCCCGCAGCATAACCCATACGACCTGTCACAGATTCAGCGTGTAAACGAACCCACTCCATAAGTGCTTGAGCAGCAGAAGGACCAATTGGGTCTCTGAATTTAACGGGGATTTCGTCCCAAGTGAATCTACCAGCTACATATGTAGAAGTATTTAAGAATTGAATTTCTGTAGATTGAATTTTGATTGATGGTCTTGATGTTGATTCAACAAACCACTCATTTATACCCAAGCTCGAAGGAAATCTTAGAATGAATCGATTCTGGCGTTTCGGTTCGTAGGGTATCGGCATTTTCATTAATAAA